TCTATAACGGTAAAGATTGCATGTATGGTGATGTGATGGGTGCATCGTCAAGCGAAGATCACTTTGAATACATGATGAAGATCCAAAATGAATTTGGTATTCCTATCTCTCTAACCTTTAATGAGACATATCCAAACAAAGAACTGTGCGATGATCCAGAAGTATTAAGCGGATTTATTCGTCACATTGGTAAGTTTTATGATATGGGCGTTAGATCTTGTACTATATCACATGTACATCTAATGGCTCTAGGTCATCTACAAAAGTATTTCCCAGAAATGCAATGGAAAAATACTGTCAATCATATCATTACAAAACCTCAACAAGTCGTAGATTACTATACGCTTGGCTATGATGTCATTAATCTAGACCGGTCTCTAAATAGAGACTTAGATGCATTGAGAGCAATGCAACCGCTAAGAAAAAAATATCCAAATCTAGTATTATCTCTGTTGGTAACAGAAGGTTGTATGCCGCACTGTCCATACAAAGTTGAACATGATACAATGAACAAAGAAGCTGGATGGAACTATTGGGAACATCATGGAAATGTATCATGCAAAGTTTGGAGAAATACTGAGACTAATGAATTGCCTCGAATTGGTACAGACATGGTTTGGGCAGACGCTCAAACGTTCTATGAGTTTGCTGAACTAGTTGATTACTTTAAATTTTCAGGTCGTTTAGGTAGTTTACCGAATAATGTAAACGCTGAGAATGAAAAGTTTGTATGGAGTAATTTAACACCCGTAAAAGGTAGAAGATGGAAACGCGATCCGTGGATGTTAAGCGAGATAGAAGATGAATGCTATACAACTGCTGATTGTTTCCAAGATATTGTAGAAAACAATTTAGGTCCAATTGCACCAAATTGGCAATTTGGAAGATCTATTAATAAGGATCATGATTGTAGATCTACTTGGGATAGACTAGGCAGTGTTAATGAAGGTAATGTTTGGACGACTGGTAAAGGTAGAGCTTTAAACCATGTACTAAAGAACTGTAAAAATGAATGTTGGGATTGCCATGCATGTGAACGTACCTTTGGTGTAAAAGATTTTGATTCATTGATCGAAGTTGAGCGAGATGTTGATGCACTTAGAGGTCATTCTGTGCACTTTAAAGGTATTCCTGTCACCACACTATTATAAATAGATTCAGAACAATCTATTAGGCGCATCTATAATGTCTTCTTGGCTAGACCGATTTTTTAGTAGAAACACCGATAATTCCCTGGTTATTAGGGAAGGCACAGCTATTCACCATGAAACTGGTCAAGGTGTCTATCTTTATGCAGATAGAGCTACTGTATTAGACACATTCTATAATATCACTACTTGCGTTGCCAAGTATGTTGTTATTTGCGAATCATCATCCCATCCCCATAAAGTAGAAACGTTTGACTTGACTCTATTAATTAATAGAGATGATGTCGCATATACAATATCTGCTAGAACTTATACTCATTCTAAATTAGTAAATATTACTTTAGAACAGGATAGTTCATCTGTGTATGTTAAAGGTCAATTAACATCTACTGCTGCTGCAGCCAATGATAGAGTAAAAGTATCATTAATAAGAACATATATTAACTCAGTTGGTGCATAATGGCAATCATCAGAAAATATTTCGAAGTAGAAGGTCAGTTAATTGTAGGTAACTTTTCTGTCGATGAGACAGGAGATATCGTCACGTCGGGTGGTTACAATTCTGACACATTTAATTTCAACAATAATGTATTCACCATTGATGGTGAAAGCGGTGATACAACAATCACTGGTTTATTAAGTACTGCCGGTCAAGCTACTCTTAATAGTTTAGAAGTAACAAACAATTCTTTAATTAAAGGTAATCTTACTGTAACAGGTGATGTTGCTGTAAACGGCGGTGATTTAACTACAAATAAGACTACATTTAATTTACTTACTGATACAGTAACTACTTTAAACATTGGTCATCATGCACAAAATATTGTAATCGGTAAAGATGGCGATCACCTAACAACTATTAGACAAAATGTTGAAGTTAAAAGAAACTTAACAGTAGATGGTCAACTTGAGGTTGCTGAAGGTAAATTCCAATTTGATGGAACTTTCGGTGATCAAGGCGCTACACGTCTTCAGGGTATTTTAGAAGTTGGACAAGATGCTTCATTAGAAGCTGGTCTAACAGTAAGTGGTCCTACACTTTTAGAAAGCCAAATCGTTACAACTGGAGATTTAACAGTTGGCCTTCAACAGCTAACTCCTACAGTTGCAATCCTAGCTAAGTTTACGGTTAATCATTCAAATGGTAATACTGTAATTTATGGCACACAAAATACAAAGGGTGCAGTTGATTTAGATTCTACACTAAATGTAGATGGTAATACAACATTAGGCGGAACGCTTGGTGTTACAGGTAACACTACAGTAGGCGGAACTCTAGGTGTTACAGGAAATGTTACTTTAAGCGGTAATGTTGAAGTAACAAATATTACTGCATCTGGTATTGAATCAAGTTCTACACTGACAAAGTTAAAATCAACTAACGTTGAGATCTCAGATACTATAGTATATCTTGGAACTGCTAACACTGGTAATGCAAAAGATATCGGGTTTATCGGTCATTTTAATAATGGCACATACCAACATACTGGTCTACTACGTGATGCCACTGATGGTGTTTGGAAATTATTTAGTAATGCAGTAAGTGAAATTGCTGATGTACTCACTATTGAAGGTATCGCATATGATCCATTATGGATTGGTGCTTTAACGTCTTCTTCTACTCTTACTGATAGTAAAGGCGAATTAAGAGCAGTACCACAAAATACCCAAGGATCATCATACACATTAGTTGCTAGCGATCATGGTAAACATATCTTAGCGTCTAGTACAGTTACAGTTCCTGGTAATGTATTCTCAGCTGGTCAAAACGTAGTAGTTATTAACTGGACAGGTGGTAATATTACATTATCACAAGGCACAAATATGACGATGTACCAAGTAGCTACATCTAATACTGGTAACCGAACAATGGCACAAAGATCATTGGTTACTCTATTCTTTATTGATGCAAATAATTGTATCGTATCAGGTTCTGGATTGAGTTAATGACATTATATTCTACTATTGCTGGTGGTGGAGGAGATTTTAAACCAGTAGTTGCATCTGGTGGCAGTGAATTCACTTTTACATGGAGTGGTGTACAATATAAAGGACACTCTTACACATATACTGGTGGTGCACAATCCATTAGCATAAGTGACGCTGGTGATGATAAGACTTTAAACTGCATCGTGTGGGGTGCAGGTGGTGGTCGTGGCGGACAGAACGGTAATAATGGTGGAGGTGGTGGTTGTGTTCGTCTAATGGACATTAGCGTATCTAGTGGAGAAACATTAAACATCTCTGTTGGTGGAGGTGGTGGTGATGGAAGTGGTTGCTGCGGATCATGCGGAGCTGGTGGTAATGGCGGTGGTCCAATCATAGGTCGTGGTGGTCATGGCTTTTCATCTGGTCCAGGTGGTTGTTCTGCTGGTGGCGGCGGTGGCGGCGGTGGTACATTTTTACTTCGATCAAATAATTCTGTAATCTGCGCAGCTGGCGGCGGTGGCGGAGGAGGCGGGTCAGAAGGTTGTGGTGGTGCAGGACGCGGTGGTTCTGGCGGTGGCTCAGGTGAAGATGGTGGCGGTAGTGCTTGGGGTGGTGCTAATGGAATTGCTGGTGGTATGGGTGATGGTAACTACAATGGTGGTGATGGTTGGAATCCTGGTGGAGATCAATCGGGTGCTGGAGGTGGTGGCGGTGGTTATGCCGGTGGCACACATGGTTACATGAATGGCGGAGATTGTCATGGTAAAGCGGGTGGCGGTGGCGGAAGAGGTTATCCATCAAGTGCAGCTGAATACTTGACATCATATAGTACATCAGCAGCAAACTCTGGTGATGGTACATTCTCTGGTTGGCGTGGTAGTTACGGAGACGCTAATGGTACTGGAGGAAAGTGTGTTGTTTTTTATAGACTCAAAAAGGCTCCATAATGGCCATTATTAAAATAAAATTTGATCTCGATAAAAAAGAATATACAGTTGAACACCCAGAAGAATTAGATGTTCATGGTGAGATGGGCGATTTCAACAATAGGATCTTATACGTTCTATTTGGATTTACTCGTGGAGAGCAACATCCAGTAGAATTTAACAATCTAAAGTTTGGTTATAACCTTAGAGATATGGATGGTAATAAGCTTATAAGCTCTGTAGCTTATCCTATCGCTGGTATAAAATACATGAGATCTGATGCTGAAATACTTGAACATACAAAGGTTGTAGTTACAGGTGGAAAAAGATATCGATTAGATATTTGGGTACAAGAAAACTACAAAGAAACTAAACATAATGTATGGTTTAATATTCCAGCAAGTAGTGATTATGAACTAGATTATGTTGAAACCCATCCAGAGCAACCTGATTATCAAGAATTTTTAAGTATGCGTAATGATGAACTCGACACTAGAACTTATTAACCCATTACTTAAAAAAGAAGAAGCACAAAAGAGATTTAACATATGCATAAACTGTGATAGATTTATAAAATCTACTACAATGTGTAAAGAATGTTTATGTGTTATGAAAGTCAAATGTAAACTTAAAACCGCTGAATGCCCTCTGGGTAAATGGACATAAATAGGAATAGAAATGAATAAATTAATAGAACAACTTCGTAAAGTATTAACTTCAAACTTTACTTTATATCTTAAGACGCATATGTTCCATTGGAATATTGAAGGTTCTGATTTCCCAGAATATCATTCTTTCTTTGGAGATGTATATGATGATTTATGGAATCAGACTGACACATTAGCTGAATTCATTAGACAGCTTGATGAAAAAGCTCCTGGTTCTTTAACAGTATATGCACAACAAAGTCTTATTAAAGATGAAGAAGGTTTTCCAGGTGCAATGGAAATGTTTCAAAAGCTTCAAGCTGATACACAAACAATGATTACTCTATATGAACAACTCTATCATGTTGCTGAAGAAGCTCATGAACATCAAATTTCAAACTATGCGGCTGATCGTTTAGCAGCTCATAAGAAAACAGCATGGATGGTTCGTTCTATCCTAAAAAGATAAGAGAAATTAAATGGCAACCCCATCAAGCAGACAAGAACTAAAAGAATATTGCCTTAGAGCTCTGGGTCAACCGGTTCTTGAGGTAAACATTGATGACGACCAAGTAGAAGATCGTATTGACGAAGCGCTTCAAAAATACTACGACTATCATTATGACGCTCAAAGACGTGTTTACATTCCAGTTAGAGTAACAGAGATTGATATTGCGAATGGATACTTAACGCTTTCAGATGATGTGATATCAGTTCAACGTATTTTACCATTGACCTCTGCGTGGTCAGGTATGAATATGTTTAACATGAAATATCAAATGTACTTAAACGATTTCTACGCATTGTATCGTGCAGATTCTATGCAATACTTCGTAGAGATGCAACAGTATCTTTCTACTCTAGATTCTTTATTGAATGGTGTACAAACTATCCAGTATCAACGACATGGTAATAGACTATACATTGAAACTAAATGGAGCGAGAAAGTACAAGCTGGTCAATATATTATGGTTGAAGCGTATGGTCGAGTAACAAGCGATGAGATATGGAATGACTTTTGGCTTAAGCGTTATGCTACTGCATTGATTCAATTCCAATGGGGTGCTAACTTAGCTAAGTTCGATGGTATGCAATTACCAGGCGGTGTTACAATTAATGCACGTCAATATATCGATGATGCTGAGAACGATATTCGCTTATTAGAAGAAGAACTAAGAAGCACACACGAATTACCAGTTGACTTTTTCTGCGGATAATTAAATGCCAACCAATGTCTTTTTCAACCCGGGAGTCTTAGCAGAGCAGCGTCTCTATGAGGACATGATCGAAGAGTCCTTGAGGATCTATGGACAGGACATCTATTATATCCCGCGAAATCTAAAAAACTTAGATGTAGTTATGAATGATGCGATTGCATCAGAATATAATCAAGCATACTTTATTGAAATGTACATCGATGAAGGCGGATATACTGGTGAAGGTACCATTATGTCCAAGTTTGGTTTAGAGATTCGAGATCAGGCAACATTCGTTGTATCGCGTCGTCGTTGGGAAAACTTTATTGGTCGAGAAAATACTACCATGATTGGTGGTCGTCCAAACGAAGGTGACTTGCTATACATACCTTTGTCGGGTACGTTTATGGAAATCAAGTTCGTCGAACACGAAGCTGCGTTCTATCAATTAGCTAACGTTTTCGTTTATGAACTTCATTGTGAAACCTTTGAATACTCTGGTGAGAAGTTCAATACTGGTTACGATATTATTGATGGTATCGAAAACACATATGCAGCATCTCAGACATTAAACTTAGGTTCTGGTAATGGTAAATCATTTATTAATAATGAAGAAATTCAACAGTTCCTTGGATATGATACTAATAATAAACCTATCTTTGTATATGGTACGTTAGCATCAGTTGACTTTGCTGGTGGTGTTGCTGCAGCTATTACAGTTAATGAAATAGCTTCAACAGATAAAAAACCAAGATACTTCCAAGAATCTGGTATTGGTGATGCTGCTGTAGAGCGTCGATTGATTGGTATGACATCTGGTGCTGCTTACCTAATTACAACTGCTGGTAGCACACTTGAGTTACCGAATGATCCTAACTCACAGAACTTGGAATTTGAGAATTTTGGTGATACTATCCTTGACTTCTCTGAATCTAATCCATTTGGTGAACCAGGTGGAGCATATGAACAGCTTACATTATCACAATATGAACCAAAAGCTATATCACTAGACAATCACATCTTGCGATTTGACGAGAATACTGCAACGTGGGATGCAATGTAATTAACAGGAAAAAACATGGGAAAATTAGTACTTAACGTAGGCACAACAAATAATGATAAGACCGGTGATACCCTACGCGCCGGTGGTTTAAAGATTAAAGCAAACTTTGAAGAGATCTATCAAGCATTAGCTAATGATGGCGTGCATATCTCTGGCGGAAATTTATTAAAGACTGGCGATTATAGTGATCTAAGAAATAAACCAAACTTTTCTGCTGTTGCGGTATCTGGTTCATTCTTTGATTTAGAAGCTCGTCCAGATATTGGTATCTTCGTTGGCGCTCCTCCTAATAGTGAAGGTTCTGAAGGCCACGTTGCTGGTAACTTAGCATTTGACGGCAATAACTTATACGTATGCCGTGAAGACTATGTTGCGCAAGCACAGTTTACTAATTTTATATTTAACCATGAAGAAGATTTTGTTGACTTTCATTTACAAGCTAGATTTAGTAATGCAGATAATATTATCGCATTAAGACCGGGTGTTGGATTACCGGCTCCTAGTGTCGATTGGACGGTTTATGATGGTGCTACTAGAAGAACCATCACAATGGTTTCAACTGAAGTCGATGGAGATGGACAGCCGTACTATTTGTGTCGTTTAGATGGCACATTCGTCAGTGTAATTAACACATATTATGAAGTTACATTTTCAGTATCAGTTGATGAACATGTATTTTGTGCTCAATGGAAACCAGAATATCAGGCGTTATTAGATGCGCATGATGAAGGACAAGGCTCAAAACTATATGTAACATACGATGGTTATGGACGTACTATTACACAAATCATCCATGATTCTATTGATGACGAAATTACTATTACTTACTCCGCTGGTAGTAAGATTGCTGATTATGAAGGGATTATCGTTAAACTAGACCAACCTAAGATTTGGAAATCAATCCCTTGGGCACCATATGGAGAAGGCTTTGCTGGTTTAGATCTAGGTTTATATAAGTTTTCTGGCAGTATCTTAGGAACTCAAGGTGCTGAGGCTGGAACATGGGGTAATACAGGTATTGGTATCGATCCAGGCGGTGAGAGTAATGCTGGTGTTTGGATTCCAAGAGTTGCAGATCAAGCGGCTGGAGCTAATTTAGAAATTTATAATAATAATGCTGCGGGTGGTTCAATTAGGTTGTTGACAGGTAGCGGAGCTTGGGAATTTAAAAATAATGGTTCAACGTTGTTCCCAACATTAACAACTAACCTACACAATGGCGGCGATCAAAATGCACAAACATTAAAATTTGCTGATCCTAATCAACAAGTAATTATTACTGGTCCAACTCCAGCCGCCGATGTAAATGCACAACGCTTAATCATTCAAGGTCAAAGAGGTAGCGGAACTGGCGAGGGTGGAGATGTTTATCTTTGGGCTGGTGATTCAGACGTTAATGGCGGCGATATTAAAATCTATGCTGGTGATGCCGATGCGGTACCAGGTAATGGTGGTTACGTAAACATCGATGGTGGTTCTGGATATGCATATGGTGGTACCGTAGAAATTACAGGCGGTACTGCAAATGAACACGGTGGTAATGTTAATATTCGTGGTGGTTCTGCAACAAATCCAGGAGTTGTAA